CCTCCTCCGAGAAGTGCCCATCGGATAGAGCCTCTGCACCAGCAGCCGAAGCCTGAGCAGCACGGACAGCGTTGCGTGTTTCAATGATGGAGGTCTTGGCGTAGTCAGGGACGCTCGGGTCAGCCAGGACATCCTCATACGAGCGTGAGCCCGAGGCGACCTGTTCTGAGATCAGGCGAGCAGTCTGGCTCCGCTGGAGACGCATCCTCCGCTCACCGAGTTCAACCTCGGCAAGTGCTGAGGACTCGATGTCATCACGCATTTTCTTGATCGCGTTCGGAGGGAGAGTCTCAGTGAGAGACTTCCCACCGACCTTGATGGATTCAAGGTTGCGGATGAGAGAGGCTTCGTCCCCGTCTTCCAGGGCCTGTGCATAGATCATGCTGGTGGCGGTGGAGCGAACCTGTTCAGGGTTCATCCCACTCTCATACGCAGCAGTCACAACATCTGCGACACCTTCGAGATCATCGTTGCGGAGCGACTCCGTGATAGAGCGACCGAAGGCCATCTGGGTGTCAGCGTTGCGGGCCTCACGCCTGCGTTGGAGGTGACGCTCTACGAACCGCTGTTCGATCTGCTCGAACTCACGGGACATGACAGTGGACTCCATGGAGCCCCTGTCATCAAACAGGCCCGCGACCCGCTCACGAAGAGCAGCACGGATCTCTGTTGGGTTGTCAGAGTTGCGGAGTGCCGACTTCTCGTACTCGCTTTCAAAGGCGGTAACGGTGTCGCGGATTTCCGCCTGCCCGATGAGGGCAAGCATGAAGGTCAACTTGTGGGGGTTGTCGTCCTCGTTGATCAGCCCGTCAGCCTGGGCCTTGCGGAACTGCTCGCGGTTGACGATCTGAAGTTCAGCGAGTTGCTTACGGGCTTCACCCTCAGCCTCTTCCTTGTCTCGTTCGCTCTTCTTATCAGCGAAGTCGATCAGCGTCCCGGTGAAGGACTGGAGAGATTCAGCGAGTTGTGCAGTGCTTCTTGCACTGGAGGGGGCGACACTTGCGGGGGCGAATGTGTCCACAGGACGGGCCTGCGGATTAAGAGAGATTCTGCTCATGGTGGCCCCTTACTTTCTATCTAGGTATGACCCGTAACTGCCAACAGCGGCTTCGCCGATGCCGAGGGCGAGAGCGAACGGGCTTGCTCCCCGCTCGCGGGGTGTCTGGAAGATTCTTGATTGGGCACCCGAACGGACACCTTCGATTTCTTGATCGATCTGGGTGAGAGTGAAGTCGAGGTTTCGACCGATCATCCTCTCGTTCTGTGCTTCAATAGCAGCGAAGTTCTGCATGAGGTTGTCCACTGAGTTACCAGAGACACCACGGTTGGCCGCTGAAGCACGGACACCACCCTCGTTCTGTGTTCCCTCGATCTCGTTCTGTAGAGACTGTTGGGAGGACGCAGCACGCTCTTGGCGACCACGCTCGTTGAGAGCCTGGGTCTGGTTGTAGTAGGAATCGAGAGCCGCCTCCGAGACAGAGCGATAGCGGTTGTTCGCGTCCTTGGCTGCTTGGTTCTGAGCCTGGGCACCCATGGCTGTCGAGCCTGCTGCCAGAGCGAACCCAGCGATAGACAGGGATAGTGGATCACACATATGTAAACCTCACGAAGTCTTCCCCGGAAGGAAGGGTGTGTGTTTCATGGAACTCGCAACCCATCCACGCCAGCCAACGCAGATGAAGCGTGTTCTTGGTGTGGGCAATGTTGCACACATACGGATACTGATGAGCGAAGCGGTCGAGGAACTCCTTGCACCCTCTTGCGAAGGGCAGGGCACAATCCTTGATCCGATCTGTTCCCATCATCCAGACGATTCCGTATTCACGGCTGGATGGAAGATGGCCCATGAGGGCAACGGGAAGTCTGTCCCACATCAGTGTGTACGCCTCTGCTGAGATGCGTACTGATTTTGAAAGAGCCTCCAAAGGCGGTTGACCCGTGGAGGCGTGTAGTTCATTCAGATCCGCTTGTCGTAGATGCGAAGCAATATGACGGATGTGTCGTGGAACGGTCTGAATGACATAGAGCATTTAGGCTCCTGAAGGGTTTGAGTATTCTCCAATCCAACTCGATGAAACGATCTGAGTCGGGAGATGATTGACGGAACGAAGTTGAACCTGGATGTTGTCAGCGTTTCGTCGGATGCTCTCCCCGTGCTGGCCGGAGCCAACAAGGTTCAAAGCGGTTCCGACTTTCCGTGGAGTGACCAGACGGTTCGCCACATAGCGAGTCCGGTCGAGGACGCTGACACGGAATGGCCCAGACCGCAAATAGTTGAAGTACCACTTCATGATCTGGAGTCGTCCCCCATGGATAGGCCCAGGGCCACCAGAGGTGTTCTGAATCATCCGTGGTTGGTTGAAGGTGTACATGAACTCATAGGTGTTGCCGATGTACAGCGACACCCCTCGATAGTCTCCGGGCATCCGCACGGAGTATTCATCGAGCCCGTCAACCCAGGGGATTACCTCGGTGGTGTCAGCACGCAGGATGATCGTCTTCACGGTGTCTCCCATCATCCGAGGACGGAAGGGGAGACGGATGTTGGTGCGATCAGTGGCCTCATCGTATGTGACGATGAGACTCTCTGCGGACTGCGGAGGAGGTGTGGAGAGCGTGATAGAGTTGGAGCCTGACGATGTCCAGCCCACGAAGGGCACACCAGAGCCGCCTGCAACGACTTCAGAGTCTTCGTCAGGATCCCCTCCGTCACCGATGGGTGTAGGCCTCCCCACATTGGAGGAGGGGCTGACGATGGTTCCACCGCCAGCAGGAGAGTCCGAAGCAGAGGTACTGCCTGAGGAGTCGTTACCATCGACCTGATAGCCCGGAAGTCCACTGGAGGGGTCTGAGTCAGCATCGTTGTCAGGCTCGGGATTCACAGGCACAGGTGCCGAGAAGATCAGCCTATCCAGGTGTACAGGATGCAGAAGGTTGAAGTCCACGAACTCGGGTTCAAGTTCGACAACCTCCAGAGTAAGACCTTCAGGTCGAAGAACGACCATGTAGAGTTTTTCATTGATGACCTCATGGGACACGATCTTGTGGAGGAACGACCAGACACCCCAAGAGTTCTGGATCTTCTGGTTGCCCTGGACATACCACCGATTCACAAACAGTGCAGAAGTCCATCCTTCGCCATCAACGGATGTGAAGGTCGAGGAGTACACACGGCTTGCGGACATCTTCAAGGCAGAGCCTCGAATGAGAGAGCCCATCTGGATCGACACTTCGTCAGCGTCGAACAGTCGGCGGTCGCCTGCGGAGCGTACCTCGTTCACGATGGTGTGATTCGTGGTAGAGCCGGGCAAGAAGAGAGAACGCTCCACGACCTGTGGGGCACAGAAGCGTTCGGTAGGAAGGTTCGAGGACTGCTCGATGCGGAAGGTGTTGGGAGACGAAGCCTCGTCAACAGGTGCGATGTACTGGGACTCATCCCCCGCGAACACGATGACATCCCCGAAGGGTACAGCGTGCAGGAGGTTCAGGACGGAGCCAGAGTTCACAGCCACATCGATGGGATCATCGTCAGGAACGGTAAGGACTGTCTTACGCCAGAAGCGGAAGAGGTCGCCCGTTGCGGACATGATGATCCGATCCTCAGCGATGAAGCCAAGGCGGTTGTTGGAGGTGAAGATGTTCCCGATGTTCCGTCCGATGAAGGAGGGATCGGGAACGGTCGTGGTGTCGCCTGCTGATCGGTCTTCCCAGACCAGAGGAGACAGAGTAAAGTAAGGCTTGAACGGTGTACCAGTGTTGGTTCCATCGCTGTCGTCCTGCAAGCGTACCAAGCGGTGAGGCATGGTCGCTGCGTTGAAGGACTTCTCGATGCCTGGAGCCACGGTCTCCACCCACGCCCCCGCTGCATCACCGTCTCCGGTGTCACGGAGGGAGTCGAAGGAGACATAGTAGTCGTCAGCGTCTTCAGTCAGTTTCCCCAGCACCTTGACCACCAGACCATCAGGAGCGATGGGAGGCAGTTCATCGAAGTCTTGGACAGCCTGATAGCACAGGCCCAGGATCCCGTTACGGACAGAGTCTCGAACTGAGATGTCAAAGTCCGAAGAGTCTGTACGCTCGATGTAGAACCAAGAGTCACCCTCGGTGTGGGTGATGGTGAAGTCTGTGGCCCAGTCGGTGAGAGCCTCCAGAAGAGTCTTCAACTCTGTGGCGATTGCCGAGGTCTGGAGTTTTGTCACATCCGTTGTACTTGTGGTATGGGTGACCGTCTTTGCCCCAATGGTGGGGCCTTCGATAGTGATGCTGTAGTCCTGACCATACTCGCCCTGCTTAACGAAGACGACAGCCAGGTTGTCCTGAGCAGCGGAGAGCGTCGAGGACATCCGGGGGATGCGGTTTCGGTTGACGATGATCGTGGTGTCGCCGATGGTCTCAGCGACCAGAGCCGTGAATGGGTTGTCCGAGGACAGGTAACTCAGGGCATTGCCAGTATCGTACACAGGATGATCAGTACCATCCAATGAACGCACTTGGAGGGAATCTCCGTCAAAGGTGGCAACATACTGCTCAGTGTCGTCACGATCGATCCAATGAACGAAAGCCTTCTCATTGCTTGTGAGTCCCGAGAGGTTTGAGATGTGTCGTGTCCCCGGTCGCTTCATCAACCCACGCTGAATGTCAGAGACAGCGTTGAGTTGGTATCCTGCCTGAGACTCCGAGCGGAGGTAAGGCGGCTGGGCAGACATGCCCTGAAGGAGAGAGGGGACGCTTCGCTCAATGCGAGTCAATAGCGACCGCCTGTGAGTTAATGCATTCCTGGGCCGTGGAAGTAGTTCACCTTGGACTCCATTGCGTACATCTTCTTGAGTTGACGATGAGCATCACGCTCAGTGATTGCCGAGGCTTGGTAAGCCGTCTGATCGCTTGTGGTCTTCAGAACGAACTCACGGGCTGCCCGAGTGACGATGTACTGTTGAGCGATCTCAGGGATCGAGTCCCATGGCTGCTTACGGATGAGAAGGTCAGCCTTGACCGGAGCAGCCCACACGAAGGTGTTGGTCGCACGGTTGTAGACCTTGCCCTGTCCACGGAGGATCGGCTCCTGGGTGTTGCGGTTGAGGCAGCGATCCCAGCGGATGCTGAGAACATCTGAACCAACGGTGATCAGCCCGTCACTGTCTGGAGTGAAGGTGATCTTCCTCTCGGTGTTGAATGTCCAAGGCGTTGACTGCACAAGGCGGTCAATGCGATCGAGGACATCCTCAGCAACAGCGACATCGACCCCGAGGTCTTCTCCGTCGAGGGAAGACACAGGAGCCTCTCGGATCGCTGAGAGCATTTCGTTTATTGCGTCTGTTCTGGTCATGGTTTCTCCGTGGAGTAAAAAGCCCCCAGAGCCGGTTAAGGCTCCGAGGGCGTTGGGGGTTTTCAAAGGAAGGGGTCAGACAGTGGTGCCCTTGGTGATCTCGACAGCGAGTTCAGGACGCAGAACGCCTGCACCAGTAGGTGCCCAAGCGACTGACTGCCAACCGAGGTTACGCAGCACCCACTCGGTGTCCATACGCATACCCTTGAGGTTGAGGAAGCCGATGGCTCCTGCGTGATGGAGAGTGGCGATGGTGTCGGTGCAGTTCACCGAGTAATCGTTGTTGCCGGTTTCGGCAGCATCGAGGTCGGTGAGGTCGCCGACAGGGAACGAGCGGTTCGCGTTGATGGCAACACCATCGAGCGAGAGGCCCGAGCCCGAGGCAGCCGAACCCATACCGCCGTAGTCACGGTTGATGATCTTCAGGTCGGAGTTCAGCAGGAGATACCACTGAGCCAGGCCGACATTGAAGTTCCACCCGTCAACGGGGGTGTTCTTCTCACGGGCAGTCTGGCGAGCAGTGAACATGAGGCCAGCGAGAACGCTTGCATCAGTGCCAGCCGATGCGTTACGGAGAGCAGCAGTGACCGTACCAGTCGAACCTGCGGCTTCACCAGTGATGGTGGGAGTCGCGGTACGGGCGGCAATGACCGAGAGGCGACCGATGATCGCGTCCTTGGTCTGCATGAGACGCTGGGCGAGAGCATCGGTGTAGGCAGCACGGTACTCGTAGTGAGTCATGGCCTCATCGAGGTCATCAACGAACACGGACGAGTAGAGGTTGTTGTCCAGGGTCAGGACAGCCTCTGCCGACTTGATTGCACCGGGATCGATCTCAGTACCAGCAGCGTGGTAGCCACCAGCAGCCGTACCGATTCGGGGGAACTGAGCCGATTTCAGGCTCTGTTAAACACGGTTCGTTACGCCGTGCCCATCCAAAAGGATGCTCTATGTTGCCATAGAGATCAGACTATATCATTACTTTCTTTCGCTTCGTTCAGGTACACGATGGCCGATTCAAGCCGATGCGTTGAATCTTTCATCAGGCCGATTGCAGTATTGCAGGTAGAGCAGAGGAGTCCTCGGATCTTTCCAGACTTGTGGCAGTGATCTACTGCTAGCCTTCTAGATCGTGAGTTCCCGCTATGTTTAGTTCCGCAGATTGCACATTGACCGTTTTGTCTCTGAAGTAAGCGTGCGTATTGATTCCGAGAAACGCCAAGTTTGTTTGCCAGGGTTTGCCACTTGATGCAGTCTTTACACTCAGTTCGGTGTATTTGATTCCCGTTTGGCTGTTTGCGTTTGTAGTAGTCTCGGAGAGGTTTCTCAACCTCGCATATGCGACATACTTTCATTGTATGTGAAGCAGCCCGCGCTTCGATCCCACTTGGGATCTACGGCTTTCGCCTAGTCGTTGAACCTTCCCGCCTTTCGACGGGCTTGGCTGCTGATTGCCCCGAGGGGTGTCCCAGCAGTTCACGGGCTTTTACAAGGGCAAATCTAGATACCCTTAGTGATGGTTCGCTCGGTGATCTGACCGGCGTACTCGTTGTTGGCGTACCAAGCGGTGAAGACCTCGCCTGCCCACTTCTTGAGGAAGAGAGCCCGTGCGTCACCAGCACCGTTGGCCTGACCAGTGCGTGAGGGGTTTGAGAAATCAGACATGGATTGAATCCTTGAGTTTGCGTCTTTGACGCGAGGTGGTTTGATAGCATTTGCTTCGCTGGTGGATCAACCGTTGAAGCGTCCAGAGTATGGAGAGGTGTTTAAGGTCGAGGGATAACCCGACCGCACGCAGAGCATGACTGATTTAGAGTTCCACCTGAGCGGGTGAAGATGGAGGCGTTGCAATGACACCGAAGCGTCTGAAGCCGCCTATAGAGCGAATGGGGTGACGGACGGATCCACCACCGATGTAATGGTTTGCTGGGTCGAAGTGCCACTCGATGTCCTTGGCGATGTGTTCAGCGGTTGTAGCATCGGAAGGGTGGGTAAGATCCATCGAGTAGGCAGTAACAGTTGTCCCATCCAGACGCTCCGTGCGTCCGTCAGGGTTCACTTCACCATAAGAGTCCCACAGACTGATGAAGCCGTAGCCACCAGCCAGGGCCACGGCCCGTGTCAGGTTCTTCTTCTCGACCGTCATGTCGGTGCCTGCTGCGGCCCAAGGAGCGATCAGGAGGAAGTCAGGTTCGGCGTAGCCTTTGTTGGTGTGGGCACTCTTCCAGAGTGAAATGAGTGAGGTGAGGTTCGCGTCGAAGTCCCCGAGGTCTTCGGCGTTGTGACCCATCATGATGATGACGGTGTCGTAGCCTTCGGCCACCTCAACCATCGCTTCCTTGGTCTGAAGACTCTGGCGGTTGATGTGGTCATAGCACGACCAGCCGGAGTAGCCAGTGTTAGCGAGGACGAGGCCCGTGCTTTCAAAGTTCTCCGCAGAGGGAGACGAGTAGATCAAAGCACCGAGGACATGGAGTTCTCGGTTGGTGTCGCTCGCGTTACTGTCCTTGACGATTGTGCCGACGATTTCGCCGGAGCTTCCAATAGCCCCAGCGTCGCGGGTGCCCCAGTTGGCGATCTTCAGCGACCCATCGAAGTCGAAGTTCACGGGGTCGAACGCTCCGTCACCGAAGTCGTCCGAGGTGCCTTCGGTGGTTCCACGGAACTCAGTCAGACGGTAGCGTGCGAAGTTGCCGGAGATGTCTCGGGTAATGACGCGAGCGTGGTGTCTGTTGTCTACTGGATAGGCGTTGACAAATCCAGCGTTATTGATGCCGAACCGAACAAGGGGTTGGAAGTTCGGGTCGATCGTCCCGGTGATGGCGATCTTCGAGCCCCACATGGCGTGGTCGCTGGTGTTGCCGTCGCCCCAGTTGTCACCGGGGTTCATGCGTGTGTGTGTGATGGTGGCACCGGGTACGGTTGTCTCAGCGAGGAAGTAAGGCCCCACACCGGACTGGTTGACCGAGTAGCACATCATACCAACATGCTGCATATCCCACTTGGAGGTCTGACCTACCCAGCGGTTGGATTGACGGAGACCTTGGGAGTCGTGGACGACGAGAACCTTGGTGAGTTCCGTGGCCTCCCGTGTGGGGAGGACGATCCTGTCTAGATTTAGATTCACGGGTGTACTCGATCCTCCAGAGGGCGTGTCTCCGGTGAAGTGTTCAGGTGCTGACCAGAAGGTGGACTGACCGGTGACTTGGTCTCGCTCCTGCTCAACCCATGCAGCAGAGCGTTGCACCTGATGCAACTGAATCTCAGCCACACCCCCGGTGACATGGAAAGAGTGGCCTTCGGCTCTTGCCCCAATAGTTAGTTTGAGAGATTGCGAAGCGACCCACGGCAGGGGATCGGTTACGCCTTGAGTGACATCAACACCTTCGACATAATAGTATGCGTCCGTTTCTCCGTTGCTCGCTGCGATATGCGACCACGCACCAGTCACGTAGGGTGCAGCAGTCGCGTTTCGGGAGACTGCTGAACGGTCGGCAGCGTCATGGTCGTACGCACCCTGACGCAACCGGATGGAGTTGTAACTCATCCCTACCAGTGCGCCATTCCCTGCGGAAGATGCTTCGTAGATGAGGCCCATAGCGGTCGAGTGTAGGTATGCAGCACTGTTAGTAGTTGAAACAAGGTTGTTGGTGCCGTCGAGCAACAACGCTTCTCGGGCTGCCAGTGTCCCAATGACGGGTGGGGTCGCGTCTGCGTCAGCGATGTACTCAAGCCCACCGGGGATGCGGTTAGAAAAGTCAGCAACCAGTGGAAGATACTCACGCCAATCAGAATCGTACGCGAAGTCCTTCCCGCCGTCTGGATCATTGCTCAACTGAACACTGTTCACGACCTTCGGTGGGTAGATGCGGATCTGTTGCGTACCGCTGGTTGCTAGTGTGCCTGTGTACTTGACTCGAAGCCACCCAGTCTGTGCGGCGTGGTCGTAGGCAATCCAGTAGCAGGGAAGTTCGGTGACGCCGTTATCCTTGAAGGCTCGCCCTCTTCGGGCATTGGTGTTTTCAGCAGAAGCCCACCAAGCGGCACTCATTCGGGTAGACAGATCGATAAGCAGGGTGAAGTCTGTCAGGTTCGCTGACGGAAGTAGAGGTGTCAGTCTGTCATACGGTGTCGAAGGTGGGGCCATGTGTTACTCTCCGGTTGGAAGTGCGTCGATCGCTGCCAGAACTCCTGCGACTTGGGCACGGATAGTTGCGACCGCTTGGTTCCGTTCTGCCATGATCGCTGCCTCGTCAGCAGGATCTAGACCGGCTGCGGGGAGTTGGGTCTCAAACTCGACAAGTTCGCTGATGATTGTGTTGGCACCGTTCACGAACCCAGAGGTGAGCCGCTGGGCGTTGGTGAGGATCTCGTCGCCTCGTCGGGCGATACGGCTTGATACAAGGATGTTTGACATTGCTTGGTTCCTAGTTTGAGGGGCTGTGCCCCAGGATTTCGAGGATTTTGGGTGCGACCTTGATCACATTCTCTGAATCATGTCTACTCCTGTGAGTGGGTTGTCAGACTTCCATCGTGGTGACCCATGCATTTACTGCACCGCTGGTGTACGCAGTGACATTGAGTCGGTATGAGTGTGCGAACATCACAGCGTGGAACCCCGATGCAGTGATGTCATCAGATAGGGGTGCCCAGGTTGTGCCACCATCGAGGCTTCCTTCCAGCACACAGGTAGCAACACCTGTGATCTCGACTTGAAGGAGGCCTTCCGGCTTGATGCCTGATACGCCGTTCTTGAATGTGGTCTGTGCCCCGGTCGCTGCGACAGCGGAGGCGATCTGCTTGGTAGCCAAGGCTTATCTCCTGTTGAGAGTTGATATGAAAAAAGCCCCCGACTTCCGTTAAGAAGCCGAGGGCCGAAAGGAGTAGACAATGACCGGAGTTATGTCTTGAGGGTCTTGATGAGACGATTCTTGCGTCTGTTGTCTGCCACTGCACCACCACCGATGAGCATACCCATCAGGCCCGAGAGGGGGCCAAGTGCTGGGCTTGCCTGTGGGAACACAGTACCGGCTACGGTAAGGAGTTCTCCGAAGGTGTTGTTGCGGTTGGTGATCTCTTCTTCAATGAGATCAGCAGCGTCTCCTGCTTCGAGAGCGAGGGTTTCGCTCTTCTCCACAAGCACTTCCTGCTCGTAGGCGAGGGCATTGATTGCCCGCTGGTTTTCGTTGTACTGATCCTGGAGGCTCTTCTGTTCCTTGAGAACATCCGACTCTAGGCCATCGACGCTCACCATCTCACCCGACACAGGACTGACAACTTTTCCATCGTATTGAGGGAAGCAGGCAGGGATGGTCAGGATCATGGCACCGAGTGCCCCGAAGGACAGGTAACGGTTGTGGTCGAAGAACTTCGAGATGATATGAATAAAGTCAGGCATCAGAATGACCTCTGGAACTTGGACTCTACCTTGCTGCGGTAGTTGGGGTCTGTCTTGTACCGGGGGTCACGCATGGCATCGAGCCAGTCCGCTTCTGACGCGAACACATCAGGCTTGGACTTGCCTTTACCCTTGACGGGCTTGGGCTTGCTGAGGTCACGCTGACCGTTCTCGTACTGAGCCCGGATCGAAACGATTGCAGTCTGAATCTGACCAGCATCTTTCGACTCGATCATCTTCGTGTACTGCTGCAACTGGACAGGAGCGATGTTCTCTTCTGCCCAGGCTCGCATGGTCTGCCACTGTTCACTGCCCCCAGCCATCTCGACGAACTCATTAGCGGTCGAGGCTTGGAGAGCCTGACGACCGGCGATGTATTCATCAATCAGGTCTTTGGAGACATTCATGCGACTCATGATGTCTTCATATGATTTCTCTGAGAGGCTTCCGTTTTCGTCAACCTCTTTCGAGAACGCAGCCATCTCGTCTGAAGTGAAGGGGAGAGACTCATCAGAGTCATCCTCTTCGGATTCTTCATCACTGGCATCGTCTTCATCCTCGGAACCTTCGGGAGTTTCTTCAACTTCCTCTTCCTCCGTGGATACATCTTCAGGCTCGATCAGCACGCCAGCGTCCAGGCTGACATCTTCAGTGATCTCTGCTTCAGGTTCTGGGTTGATACTTACTCCACCATCAGGCATTTGCTTCTCCGTTTGTCAATGCACCAGCAACTTGACCGGCCACCGGGCCGACAGCAGGCTTGATCATCTCTTGCATCTGCTGCTGCTGTTGTTGCTGTTGAACCTCGCTGTCCTTGCGTACCAGTCCCGAGGAGTCAACTCCAAGGGCGGCTGCTCGGCGGCTGAGGTAGTTTTCAAGGTTGATGTACTTGAGGGCTTCAGGCCCAAAGTTCTGGATGGCTCCTCCGAGGAACGCATCCAATCGTTGTAGTTCTTGTGAGCGACCAAGAGCATCCACGCCTGTTACGACTGAGGGCTTGACCTGATCATCTGGTAGAGGCGGGAGACGCTTCTCTTTCTCCATCCGCTCCATCGTCGTCTTGACGAAGGGCAACTGGAGATCGATGTTCAGCAGGGTATAAGGCCCGCCGAAAGCGTCCTCAAGTTCTGCTGCCATGTACCGAATCTCTTCGGCTGTGACTCGCTCGCCGTTGCGTTGGATCGAGGTGTTCAAGAGGAACGCTCTTCCCAACCGCTGCTCGATAGCCTCGATCATCGCTCGGACGATCTGGAGGTCAGCAACCTTATCCACCTGAAGGGTGGTGATGTCCTCTGGGTTTCCCTCAAGGAACTCACCCTCCTCCGCTTCGGTCAGTTCTTCCGGGTCTGCGTGAGAGCCTTCACGGACAAGGAAGAGGATCTTGGCTGCGATCCCCGCCGTCTTCACGGCTGATCGAGTGAGAGCCTCCAGCGACATGAGGTCACCGAGGTACTCTTCGCAGTGAGGCCTGCCATAGTCCTCACCATCCAACTGAGTCCACCGCAGTGGAAGGTAATCGAGTGTACGATTCTTCCCATACGACTGCTCGTTGAAGCGAACGCCCTCAACCTCTTGGTACATCTTCCATTGCTCCCCTTCGAGGTACACATGGGTGTAGAGATCGAGGTCGTCCTCTTTGTCTTTCACTGGCTCGGACATCTTGTCTGCATCAGGTCGATCTGACGGTTCGTCTTTGTCGAACTGTTCAACAACTTCGTCCGGGAGTTGAGAGCGATGGATCATTTCATGCGTGACGATAGTGAGAAGGTTTCCCTCTCCGTCCCGCTCAACCACATAACGATCCATCCTGAACAGGCGTGCCTGCTCGTCGCCCAGGTAAAGCAGTGCATTGCCTGAGACGATCAACTGACGCATGGATTCGTAAAGTGCAGGACGGCTACGGAAGGATTCAATCTCCTTCAGCACCCGCATCTCGGTTACCGAGAGGGCTTCCTCAAACTGTGCCCGCTGTTCGGGATCCAGTTCGGAATCCACCGTCTCCGTCAGAGAGAGACGGAACCACTTCTGGTTCGGACTCATGAGCGAGAGGAGCAACTTGTTTGCCAAGTTGTTGACACCTCTTGCCCCTACCGACTGGTATCGACGCTTGAGTTCTGTTGAACCATTGCGTCCTTCTTCTGTCATCAGGCTGGGGATTGTGTATTCCGCACATTCCCGAGCCCGCCGAAGGTATGGTTCGCGTTTCTGCTTCAGGGCCTCATAGAGATCCTTCGCAGGTGTCTGTTCGTTTTCGATTACTGGTTACCCGTTCCGCCCAGCCCAGTAGCCCCGAGGAACTGTGGCAGGGTAAGGTCTTGTCGAAGGTCAGAGGTGCCTTTGGCTTTCCGCTTCCTGTTCTGTCCTGTGTCTGGGGACAACTGATCGAGGTCAGGTAGAGTCGGAGCCGGAGGCCGAGGAGGAGGAGTTACGGTTGCGGGTACGCGAGGTCTTCCTAAGCACATCTGTTTTGATTCCTAGTCCGAAGGTTATATCAACCCCCCGGTTGGCTTCACGGTGAAGTGCTTCCATGATCTTCATGCGGCCTTTAAGTTCACACAACTCCTCGGTTGTGAGAGTCGTGAACTTGGCGAGCAGGGGCTTGATGTGTTTCGTTTCAATGTCATTTACAACATCGAGGGGTATTCGGGGATTGTTAGACTCCATATGTACCCACCAATGTTGGTATCCTGTCAGGATCAACTGGGTGGAACTTCCCCGTCTCTGGGACGGCCTCAAACACCGGACATCCAAAGACATGGGAGAGGATATGAGCCTCCAGCCGGGCTCCTCGGGACTCCTCCCACCCTGGAAGAGCGATGCCCCACCGGGCCTTGCTGAGGTGTGGGAGATCCCGCCTGATGTAATCCTCCCAAGCGATGTGACCCTTGCTGTGGCCTCCCGGCCCAGGGACACGGATGGTCGGCTGGGGGGTCGCTGGATCAATCTCATCAAGTTCACTTGGGTTGATGACATCGATACCTTCGCTCCTCAGCCGTTCGGCCATGTCATTGAAGGCCTTGCGGTTGTTGTCTTTGTATCCCGTCATGGGGCCGAGGATATAGCCTGTGCTGTCTGTGAGATTCATACGCATTCCTCCAGTACCTGATCGATAAGGTGCTTCACATCTCCACAGGAGTAGAGAATGGGAATCGGGTGGCTGCCTCTCTTGTAGGTCAGTTCCGTAGGACGCTCCCACTTAGTGTCGTCGTCTAGTCCTCGGTAGACAGACTTCGTCATTTGAACAGCCATGGTCTCTGACTCATGGGTGTACATGGGGTCGGCCAAGTTCAGACGCTCAGACCCGTCCACGAAGTAGACATCTCCTCCGCGATCGATGACCCACTGAAGTTCGTTGAGGTAACGCATGTCATCGATGATCAGGACATCGCACGACTTCTGACTGACATACGAGTCAAACAGGTTTACCCACCAGTCAGTGTTAACCGCCCGCATGGTGGCCCCAATGGTCTGAGCCAGATAGCGGTACTGCTCGGGGTGGTTCTCTTTGTGGACTCCCATGCTCTTCAGGGAGTTCTTCAGGGGTGCTGCGAAGGACACAATCTCTGCCCACTTGTCCCCTCGGTTGGGGTCGTTCAGATACTCGGCAAGGGCCTTTGCCGCTGTGGTCTTCCCTGCACGGGCGAGACCTGCGAAGGCGATGATCTTGGGATTCTTCACGGTGTCCATAGGATCGGCTCCTTGTTTTCAAAGTCGTATTCGTTCCACTGAAGGATGCGGGCAAGTCTCGCTTGCAGCAGTGCATCCTCGTATGTCAGTCCCTTAGCGATAAAGGCTTCCTCGACCGTCTCCCACACAGGAGCCTCATCGAGCATCTTCTCAGCCCGCTTGGGGCCGATGCCTGGGCAGCCTTTGTAGTTATCAGTTGAGTCACCCATCAGCGTCTGCATCAGGTGCCAACGGTTGCCCTCTTCCTCAGTCACATAGAACACGCCGTCATCGAGACGGGTGTGGTTGAGGTGGTGGCCCGGTATCTGAAGCATGTCCTTGTCGGATGTGCAGATGATCCGAGTACCCTCAGCATCTGGGTCGGTGCCCATGATCCCGAGGAGATCGTCTGCCTCAAGACCGGGCCGCCAAGCCGTGTCCCAGTTGTCGTGGACATGGTCAGTCAGAGCCCCAAGCAACTCAGGCTTGCGGAGCCCCTTGCGGTGTCCTTTGTACTCTGGATACAGGTCGTGTCGCCAGTAGTGACGGCTGGTACAGGACAGGCAGAGAATGACATGATCAGCCTCGGCCCTCTCCTTGCATGTGGCGACCCGCTTGTTGAAGTTGTCGAGGCAAGCATCGAAGTCTGTGATCGTGGTGGTTACCTCTCCACCCCAGTTGATATGTGTCTCGCCTTTGACAGCGGACTCGAAGATGAGGATGTCCCCATCGAGCAGTACGGTTCTCATTTACGCTTCCTTCTCAGTGCCCGGTAGAACCGAGACACTCGTAGATGTTCCCAGTGCGAGCCGTCATTCCTGATACGGTTTGCCCGCATGGAGATGACGATCGTGTTCTCTTTGGTGTACCCCTTCTCCGCAACGATGCGGTCGAGGGACGGTGATGCGTCGGAAGCCTGCCCGAACTGCTGAACGAGTTCAATGCCAAGCACTGGGCACTGGGCAGGGATCACGATGTCTTCTTTCTTCAGGGTGAAGGGAACGCCCAGTCTCATGGCTCGTTTCCGTGCGTCCTGAATCATCCGTGCTTCTGGGTTTCGGTAACGCCAGAGAGCGTGACGGGAGGGCTGACTCAATGTGTGCCCGCCCAGTTCTCTGCGATCTCGTACTCGCCTGTGATCGGACAGCGGAAGTTGAAGTGTTCCCCCGCCTTGACGAGCGAATCAACGAACGCCTGTCCCACCTTGTCTGCGATGTCGGGCCGAGCCTCAGCCTGGATTTCGTCGTGAATGTGACCGACGAGGTAGCAGTCCCAGTCTCGGGTTGCGTCAGCCCAGAGGACTGTGGCCTTCTTCATAAGCACCGCACCCGCTGATTGCAGCAGAGTGTTGAGTGCTGAGTGAGGGGAGCGGATGGGAAGCACCCGACCATCGAGCCCTCGTAGGTATCCATGACGCTTCACAGCGGTCTGAACACCTTCAACGAGTTCCTTGAATCCGGGGATCGCGTTCAGGAAGCGAGCCCGCATTGCCTTACCGTCTTTGGCTGTGCCTCCAACAATCGATCCCAACTTGGCATCGCCTGCACCGTAGATCAGGGCATAGATGAATGTCTTCGCTTGATCGCGTGTCTCTAGTCCCGCTGCGATTTGGTTCGCTGTGTGGATGTCTTCTTCGAGGATCTTGCGTGCATATTCCCCACCGTCATGACGACCAAGGAAGTGAGCAAGGCAACGAAGTTCAAGGCCAGAAGCATCACTACCAACAAGCAGATACCCAGGAGTGGCTCTAAAAAGTTCACGACATTCCTTTCCGTATGCTGCTCGAACAGCAGGAACCTGAGCGAGGTTGGGGCGGCTGTGTGTACAGCGTCCCGTGACCGCTCCGTTGGTGTTCACATAACCATGAAGCCGTCCCTTAGAGGTGACCAACTTCAGCCAAGCGTTCTTGCCCTGCGACAACATGCCCAGCCTCTTCTGGATTGTGAGGGCCTCAGAGATCAACTGTGCTTCAGGTATGTCGATCTCAGCGAGGATGGTTTCATTCACCTTCACCCGCCCAGTCTCCGTCCGCTCCTTCGGCTTCCATCCCTTCTCCACCAGCCGCTCTGCGATCTGATCCCGAGAGTTGATGTTGAAGGGGAGGTACTTTACCTTGGTCTTGAGTTGGATCTCAGCGGGCGGGAAGGTGGTCTGGAGTTCTTCCTTGATCTCCGCATAGCGGATGGACAGTTTGGCCTCCAACGCCTCAGCCTTCTCCACATCGAAGCAGAAGCCTCTTCGGTTCTGTGCGAGGATCGCACGGAGGAAGTCATGCTCCAACTCGATGCACTCGGGACTGGGGTTCTGTGCTTCGATCGCACGCATCAAGGCCTTGGTGACCTCTACATCCTGCTCGCAGTATTCCTGCATCTCAGGTGTCCACTCAGCCCAGTCAGTCTCTTTGCCGAACATACCCTTGAGGATGCCCAGGCGGTGCCCCCACGCTTCGAGGGAGTGCGAGCCGATGAGACGGGGAGGGAAGCCCTTCCGCTCATAGTCGCTTTCCGCGATGTTCGGCCAGACCACTCGGGCACAGGTCAGCGTGTCTGTGATCTTCACATCCTCGTCAGGCTTGAACCCTTCGAGTTTCTTCAGGACAGGGAGATCGAAGTCAATGATGTTGTGACCGATCAACTCATTGGCGAACCCTAGTTGTAGGATCCCTTTGTTGAGTTCAGTCGGCCCAACAGACCAAGTCTGATCTGAGTCCATGTCGCCTGCAACAATGCAGTGTGTCTTTGTGGCTTCGTCGAGGAGATTATCTGTCTCCACATCGAACGCCAGTCTCAACCGTACAGCCTCGCTGGTAGGTTCTCAAGCCACCCCTGTATTTCACCATACTGCTCTGCGGTCAGGTCGAGTTGTTCCATGATCTTTACACGCCCTGCCCCAAACACCAGCAAGTAGTAAAAGAGACGAGCCCGCTCATGGCTCGCTATGTGCGGGCATTGCTTGAGGATGGCGAATAGGTCGATACCCTTTGCCTCAATAATCATTGTTCTTCTCCAAGTTGGGGAACATGCTCTTTGGTACGATCTCTTTGACCTCACCTGTGACTCTGTCCCATTGAATGGTTCCAGCCTGTCCTGTCTTCCCTCGACGCTCACGACACTTCAGGACACGGGGAGTCATGATGTTCTCCGCAGCCCCCTGCTGATCGCGTTCGATAGAGATGATCTTGTTGCTGTACTGTTTGAGAGCGGGCCACTTGATGTCACCCATAGCGACCTTGGCACCCTCATCAAAGTTCTTGTCATTGCTCTTGAGATGCGTTGGAAGGAGAAGCCGGATGTCCAACTGCCCCACCAACGAACGAAGTCGGTTCATGTACCGTGTCATCACATCGTTGCTGCTGTCT